CGATACATTCCATATCAAATCAATAATAAGAGGCGGACTTGATAAAATTACATTTAAAACCACCCCACACACTCCAATGGAAGAAATAAAATGTTGTACTTCATTTGGACTTCCATGTGATTCCAAATCGCCTTTTGTTCCATATGATTTCAGAAATGGTGGAATTATGCATTTTACAACAAAAACAGCCGAAGAATTTGCAAAAAAAATCAAACGAGGTTTTTGTGATGGAAATCAGATAACACAAAAACATTTGCTTGAATTATTCTTTAAACGTAATGAGGTAACAAAAGAAAAAGTTGATTTATTTAACAAGGAACTTGGTATTGATATGGGTTATTTGTTACCGTATGATGGCGAGAAAAGGGAAGATGTCCGTATATTCTCATTATGCTATGAAAGAAAAGATTTTAAATTCTTGGATGATTCAGTTGTTACACCATTACAAGTCGGTGCGGCAAATAATATGAATGTTTGTAATCTAAAAGATAACACAGGTGACAATATATCAGATAAAAATTATTTCTTCATCGAATCAACAGGTACTTATTGGATTTGGAAAAACATAGAAAATGCAAAATATAAGGGCCAAATGCAATACAGAAGACCACTTTCAGGAGTTAATGAAACAATGGATTTTGAAAAAATATTTAAAAACTATGATGTAATAACCTGCGAACCATTTAATCATCCTGAAAACAGTAAACCAACAAAGGAACAGCCAATGTGTATACCAGCAAAAACCGTCGAAGAAGGGTACGCTTTTTCAAATTGTATAGATGATTTATATATCTTGGAAGTCGCTATTAAGCATTTTTATCCTGAATATGCAGAGGATTATGATAAATATATTAAACATGGCGAAAATCTATATTACTCAAATGGCTTTATTATGAAATCTGAAGATTTTGATAGATATTCTGAATTTTTATTTAGTTGTCTCCAATATTATCTTGATTTGGCAAATCTTCATACACAAGCTGATTTAATAGACCATGTAAAATACAATATGGAAACAGGTAAATATATTAGATATGAGAAAGAACCAATAACTGAAGCAGCAGTTAAATGGCAAAGTGAGATAGGCGGCTTCTTATCTGAAAGAATATGGACCTTATGGCTGCAACATAATTTCAGTAACGATAGAATCTATAAATTACCTTATATAAAGATGGAAGAAAATATGTATACCTAATGGAAAAACAGAAAAAGAAAGTTTTAATTTTATCATTGTCTTGTGATTTACAGCCATATTTACAAGAAGAAAATATTATAAAAGAAACATGGGCTAAAAGTATTGTTAGTGGTGAAAAAGATAATTTTAATCTTTTATTTATGCATTCGTCAAACGAAAATAGTATTGACCTTGAAAACCATGTTATATATGCCATAAGCAGTGATGATTATTATGGTACGGGGGAAAAGACTTTGAAAAGCCTTATAACACTCTACAATAACCCTGATATAGAATTTGACTATATTTTATTAACAAATACGGCAACTGTTATTAATATTGATTTAGTCGATAAATTTGTAAACAGTGCATTGATAAATGATGATAAAATATATGGTGGTAGATTAGTATTTCCTGTGTTACATGTTCCGTTTTTACGTGGTGATTTTACACTAATTAGTAAAAAGTTAGTTAAAGAAGTTGTAAATAATAGTGCTGAATATATAGGGCGGCGTATGGCAAATGATGAAGTTGTGGTATGGTGCTTGTTAAAATACAGAGAATTCAAAGGGCCAAATATTATTAATCAATTCATAGAAGTAAACGCAATAGACTGTTTTGAAGATTATTCATTTAAAGATGTTAATTCTTCGACTTTTTATGTGAACACAAAAATAGAAGGTATAGACCGTAATGATAATGATGTAATGATTAGTGCAATGAAATTGGCTTGGTTTTCAATGAATTGGAATAAATCTGAAATAGATTTAGGTAAATTAATCAAAAAGCCAACACTTGTACAATTTAACAATGGATTATTTAAAATGGAATTCATAAAAGATTAAAACTGCTATTTATAAATAAAAATAAAACTTAAATGGCTAAACATCAAAAATATGGCATAAAATATCCATTCACATCCAACAATGATGAATGTATTTATCTTGACCTTAATAACACTGAAAGTGATTGTGTTAAATCTAAGGTTTTGCATGTAATTTTTACACCCAAAGGTCAAAAGTTAAGAGACCCTGAATTTGGAACCGACTTGATAAAATACATATTCAGCCAAAAGGATGAATACACGATTTCTAGTATAAAAGAGGAAATATCGGAATCAATACGAAAATATGTTCCCGAAGTGGAATTTAGGAACTTTAATGTATATAAAAATAACGAGGATGAAAATGCCATAATAGTCACCATAGAGTATAGTATTAAAATTGGTAATAAAACTGAAGTAACAACGGTAGGAGTTAAAATCTGATGGAAAAAGGTATTTCGTATTTAAACAGGAATTTTGAAGATTACAAAGATGCGTTAATTGAATTTTCAAAAAAATATTATCCCGATTTCAATGTAACTTATGATGATGCTTCTGTTGCATCATGGCAAATTGATTTGGCCGCTGATGTAGCTGATAACTTATCATATTATATTGATAGAGCTTATCAGGAAACCAACATTGACAGTGCACAGGAAAGGGCTTCATTATATGCCCTTGCAAGAAATAATGGTGTTAAAATACCAGGCCCCAAAGGGTCAATGGCTGAAGTTAGAATAAGTTGTATTTTACCATCGGGCCTTAACGAGCCTAATTGGGATGTTGCTCCAATTGTTAAGAGAGGTACAAAATTTGCTTCAGCGTCACAGTCTTTCGAATTGCTTGAAGATGTTGATTTTAAATTACAATTTGATTCAAATGGCAATACGAACAGAACAATAATACCAAAGGTAAACACAAATGGTGTTATAACTGGTTATACTGTTTCAAAATTGGCCGTTGTGACCGCAGGTGAAACACGTGTTTATAGACAAGTTCTTCACGCAAGCGACATTTATCCGTTCATGGAAGTTATTTTACCATTTGAGGGCGTTATGAATATTGAATCAATATTAGTGGTTGACGGAATTGACAATAGAGTTACACCTCCAACATATGGTGATTTTTATTCAAGTGGTTGCAAGGGGATGGATAGATATTATGAAGTGGATAATCTTGCTCAAAATTGGGCTTGGCTTGACCAGGAACATGACGGAAAACCTGTAATGTATGTCTATGATTCTGACGGAAATCCTTGGTATGCAAGTGTCAGTAAAGACAAAAAACCGATATTTTACATAACAAAAGGTGAATGGCGACCAATAGAACGAAAATTCATTACTGAATACATGGATAATGGTTATCTAAAAATTATATTCGGGTCAGGTAATGGAAATGTGGACTGTTTACATGAAAATAGTTCCATGGCAGAGTTTTCAAAATGGCAAATTACCAGAATATTGAACAACAATAATTTAGGTATATTACCTAATGCTGAAAGTACACTTTATATCTTATATAGAAATGGTGGTGGAAAATCAAGTAATGTAGCAAAAGGCGCTATTAATAAGATTTCTTCTTTAAACGCTGAATTTAGAGGTGACAGTGAGATAGCAAATGCCATCTATCAAACATTGAAAGTTGAAAATACAACACCTTCAGTATCAGGTAAAGATATTCCAAGTGAACGAGAATTAAGATATTTGATAAAATATAATAAAGGTGCACAAAATAGATGCGTAACTGTTAAAGATTATATTGACAGAATATTAAGATTACCCCCTAAATATGGAACACCTTTTAGAATTGGCGTTATTGAGGAAAATAATAAGATAATGATTTATTTACTCGGTATTGATGGCGATGGTAAATTAAATGACTTATTACCTGTTACATTGATAAACAATATTACTAATTATCTTTCAGGTTATAAGATGATTAATGATTTTGTCGAAATTAAAAGTGGAAGAATTATAAATCTGTCGTTTGATGTTGATGTTATTATTGATAAAAATTATGAAAAAACGGTCGTTATATCGGATTTAATCAATGTTATTAGAAACTACATGGATGTCAATAGCAAAATTATGGGCGATGAAATCTACACAGGTGATATTGAAAAAGAACTTTCAAAAGTTGACGGTGTTATCAATCTAATTGATTTTAGGGTTTATAATGAACATGGCAATGGTTATTCTTCATCATTAATCAATCAAGAAACCATATCAAGTAGTGCAGTTGACGAAGACACGCCTTATCTTGGCGATGGTGACAGTGATTTAATTGATTTAGAGGCTACTGACGGTATTTTATATAGTGACGGAGATAGCATGTTTGAAGTTAAATATCCTGAAAAAGATATTAGGATTAGAATTAAAGAAAAATAACATCGTAAAAAATCCATTATTTTTAGGCACATCTTAAAAAGGTGTGCTTTTTTGTTTATATTTAAAGATTTTATCTTATATTTTTCATAATAACTATTTATGAATGAACAAAATTTAATAAATGAGTTGCGGTTGTAAAACAAATCAGCAAATAACTTATTTGCAAAGGAAATATGGTGATAATCAGCCTAAAAGTAAAACAACACACATAAGGGAAAGTGTCGAATATTATGTTAAAAGTTTTTTACTTTTTTTGGTGATGATACCAGTAATGCCTATTATAGGACTTGCCTTATTAACAAGGCATTGTTTTTCAAAGAAACCGATTAACATAAAAAAAACATTCAGATTAAACCATGTCAGAAACTAATAAATCATACAGGATAAGAACAAAGGTAGGTAGTGAGAATAAAGAAAAATACATCACTGTAAACGCTGATTTAATACAGGATTATGATACCTTCGAAATATTATCCGTTAATATTAAAAGTAAAGACGCATATCAACTGCACAATTCTAATTATGGTGTTGTTGTGGGCCGTGTTATCGCTAATAATGGATTTGGTATACCAAATGCTAAAGTCAGTATTTTTATTGCTGCTGATACAGCAAACGGGCCTGAAATAGGTGATATTTATCCATTTAAAAGCACTGTTGGAAGAGATAAAAACGGTGTTAGATATAATCTTTTACCTAATGACCGTGTTGATGGATGTCATCAAGTCGTAGGTACTTTTCCAACAAAAAGATATGCTCTTGATAATGACGTTATATTAGAAGTTTTTGACAATTATTATACATATACAACCAAAACCAATAATGCAGGTGACTATATGATTTGCGGTGTTCCTGTGGGTACACATACATTGCACATGGATTTAGATTTGTCCGACTGTGGTATATTATCCCAAAAACCAAGAGATTTTGTTTATAAAGGCTATACAATAGAACAATTTGAAAGCCCTACAAAATTCAAAAGCGGAACAGATTATGGTAATCTCAGCCAAATATTCACACAAGACCAAGTAGTAACTGTAAACCCATTTTGGGGGAATAGCAGTCTTGGAGAAACAATAGGCCTCAGCCGTTGTGATATTGATGTTAACTTTAAATTCGAGCCTACCTGTGTATTCATGGGTTCGATATTCAGCGATAATGTTTCTAACGGTTATTCAGCCAAATGTATCCCCACTGACGCAATGGGATATATGGATGAACTTACCACAGGTGAGGGTACTATCGAAATGATTAGGAAAACTCCCGGCGGAAGTGTAGAAGAGTTCCAAATCAAAGGAAATAAGTTAATTAATGCTGATGGTGTTTGGTGTTATCAAATACCCATGAATCTTGATTATATGGTCACTGACGAATTCGGTAATATGGTCCCAACAGATGACCCTGAGAAAGGTATAGCAACAAGGGCTTCCGTGAGATTTAGAATTTCAATGAACGACACAGAAGACAATCCTGATTTCTACTATAGAGCCAAAGTTTTGGTCCCACATAATCCACAAAACAAAACAGAAGATTATGATTATGAGTTCGGTACATACACCAAAGACGATTCATTCAGAGATTTATTCTGGAATAATGTTTATTCTGTAAAATCATATATCCCAAGAATACAGAAACATAACAATTGGAAAAAAGAAAAATTCTCAGGAATTAAACATTGCAATAAATTTGGGTCAAATAATCCAATACCATATAATAATATAAGAATTAAATTGCCATTAATGTTCATTATTATGTGCATATTGATAAAGGCTTATATTTTTATTTGCTCAATTGTTAATACTGTAACTGTGTGGGTATTTAGATTCCTTGGATGGTTTGTTAATCGTATTAGAGGTTTTAAAAAAGCAAGAGGACTTGTTGCAAAAACGCTTAATAAATTAAGATTAATTGTATTAACAGACGGCCTTTGTCCTGATTTGGATAATTGGTATTTCGCACCTTGTTATAAACAATTTGATGAAAATGCTTATATATATAAAGGATGTACTGACCAGAAAGAAATTAAGGCCTCATTTTTAAATAAAGAGGATGATGAAGGTACTAATGATGAACACATTAATTATAATAACGATGATGTCAACTACACCGGCTTAACTAATAATTGTGGAATACTTTTAAAGTATAGTGATGAAGATGGCAATTGTGATTCTTTTCTTTCCAATCATCCCAATTTAAATTCAAACATTTATCATAATTACACATTAAGCACTGACATTGATGAAAAAATGTATTGGCAAATTGACCTACTTAAAAGAACTTTATGCAGCGTAGCAGAAGGTGAATTAGAACAAAATGACCCCGAATCAATTGATTCACAAAATAATCAACCCGAAAAAGCTATACAGACTAGTAGTGGTGAAACAGAATTTGAAAGTGTCTGTCTTACAACAAAAATTGATTATTTAATTGCTTGTATTGAAATGAATTTGGCGCAGGAATATAATGTGATTAATTTTGATTTTTATAATGATTGGATTAATGGCACGATATATAACCCTAGATGGATGAGATACATAAACAAAAAAGTCAAGTTTTTGGGTATTACATGGGTTAAAGATAAGATTAAAGGTTGTATGGATGACACAAAAATTTTCCGTAGAGTTAGGAAATATGTGCAACAATGTTCAATTGGTTATCAGCCTGATTATACGATTTCAGGCCATAGAACAATATCAAATGTTCCTAAACCTAATCTTAACCTGGATTCTCAAATCAAGCAAGAAAACAATTTTCATAAACAACGCGGAATAAAAAGGGCACTTGTTTTCGGGCCTCAAAATGGCGGTATATGCCATGAAGGTACAACTTTAAAAGGCCAAAAGGTTTATTATTTAAAACCATGTGAATTTAGGACTGATGATAAAAAAACAAACCTTTATGCAACAGACATAATTTTGCTTGGTACATTTAATGATTGTGACTTAAATGGTCTTCCTAAAACATTTACACATTTAACAAGCACATCATATATAATGCCAACTAATTTGGCATTAACAAACATGGATACAAATGGCCCATTATATGCAAAAGATGGAGGGACTGTGTGTATTAGTGATGAACCAACTTCAGGTATTGTTAAAAACGGAATAACTGAAATGTTAGGAAAAGATGTTGTAATAACGATACCCACACCAACAGGAATCACCGAAACACATAAAGGACCATTAGAAAAAGAATTAGATTATTTTAAAGGTACTAAACAGTATAATATAAGTGATAGTACGTATTTTCCTAATGAAAATGTCTATAATGATACCATAGCCATGACAGAAGCCGCTGGTATATCATGGAATTGGACGGGTCCTGGTCAGGGAAAAATAGATAAATCTAAGATGTATTATCCTGGCGGCCATTTCTTAGGATTATCTTGTATAAATTCACAAACTAACATCAAGAGTTGTATTAATTTGGAAAGAATTTGTGAAATTGGTACAAGTATGTCACAACGTCATGAAGATGTTAGAGAGTTGACATCTGATGGTAAACTTAAATATGTATACACAGTTCCAAGTGGTTTTATATCATCAGGTGAGATAACAGATACAGATTTTAGGTCAATGTTTGCAACTTTAAACAAAAAAAGATTAATTGCAACAAAAAGAAATCCTAAAACAGGTTACAGATTCTATGATTTTGAATTTATCCATCCAATTAATTTCGATGGAGCATTTAATAAACTTGTTCATGACGGTAGTACTGATAATCCATATAATGCTCATATAAAAGTGATGGATGAAAATTTAAGTGCATATGGTATTACTAGTAATTCAGACCCGGAAGAAAGTGCATACACACAAACAAGAACTTTAGAAACAACAAGTATTGATTATTATGTGTATAGATTCGGTTTAGAGCGAGGTGATGATGGGAATGTGTCTCTCAATGATTGTAAACAGAAATTTTTAATTAAAAGTGGCAGTACATATTATTTACCACAATATGAAAATAGTTATTATTTCTATTTTGGGCTAAAACAAGGTGCTACAGCTCTTGATGAGTTTAATAAACAATTTTACGCTGAATGTGATGAAATAAAGATAAAAACAGAGCCTAAGATAATATTGGGTACTGAAATTAGTTTTTGTGAGGGTAAAGGAACACTCCATGTAATAACTGAAGGTCTTACAACACCATATCAAAGAATATACGTATTTGATAATAATGCAGGCGATATTTTACAAGTTAATCCATCCACACAAAATCAAAATTTAATAGATTTATTAAATAAAGATAATTTTTATATCATAAATGAAAATGGTGAAAATTTAATGCTTAATTTTGGCAAGTATATAGTTACTATTGTTGATGCTGATGACATTGAAGTAAGTGCTGAGATTAATATAGGTATTGATTTATTTAGATATGATTCTTCTATTATTGATTTTACAAAACCGATATCAGGTGATGGCTTAACAAATAATAGTGGTAGAGAGATATATGAAGGTGGTTTCGTCTTTGTTGAAAATTTCGAATCACTTTATAATGGTGAAGGCACTGAAAATGTTTCATATCGTTTTAACCTAAGCCTTAATAATAATCTATTGGACGATAGATATTGTGATTATTTTCCTGAATTAAACGCGTATGCAGCATTTGGAATAAAGCCAGGAGATAATTATGATTTATGCATTGTATGGCAATGTCCTGAAGGACAAGAAGTTAGTGCTATATTACAAACAAATATTACATTTAAAGACAATAGTGACCTTAGTTTATATCTGAGTGGTAGTACATTTAGGCAAGAATGTATTAAACGAGATGACCTTCTTTCTAACATGTCACAAGATTTTTGGTGGAACAATTGGGCTGATATTGGTGCTGAAACACACGATGATAATTATAATAGAAATTTCTTTAGAAGCATGTTCTTCAAAGAGAATAATTTAGGACTATTTGATAGTCATGTATATGCTGTAGGTGGTAATAAAGTATTATGGGGAAGCCCGCAATGGCCGACACAAGGTGGAAGTTCAATAAACGATGGCCTTTACCCTAATATTTATTGTAGCAAAAACTATACAACATTACCACCGGGGTCTTTCTTGGATGATACAAGAAGCACAACACCTACATATGGTATTAATAAATGCAATAATAATATTACTCAAGAAGATGATAATTTAAGCAAAGCACCCAATGACAGTAATTGTATTTATCAATACTGCGCACAAGTGTATAACAGTAATAATGCTGTTGGTGGTTCTTATCATGGAACAATGAAAAAAAATGATGATAATACAGTTAGCCTTGATTTTGAAGATGATTATTTCCATGAAGGTTATGGGTGTGTATTTAAACCATTACCTTATGGTGATTTGAAGTTTTTAACTTATAAAAATCAAGCAGATTTAATAAGTCAATTAGAACAAACTGATGAGACAGTTAAATATGGTATTATTTATCCAACATTTATATATCCCGTTATGAAAAGACCTTTCTTTGCTAATTATAATGCAAGAATTTATGGTAGTTTTAATTTGTCTATGGCATCAAATGAACCAGTAAATACAAATATTAATAGCAACCAATTGATTTCAATACATAATGGTATTACAATGAAAAATAATAACAATGAACGCTTCTTTGCTGCTAATACGCCTAAAGTATATGATGAATTTATTAATTCACCTATTATGAGTGCAGATACTTATGGGTTAACATTGACAAGTAGTGTTGATAGAATATATAATATAGAAAAATATAATGATAACCCATCATATTATGATTTAGAGAGTCCTTATCATAATAAGCTAGCATTTAATGTAATTGAAAACGTCTCATTTAATCCTTCTAATACTATTAATGTAGTAGAAAATTATAATTTTTATGATAATTTACTTTATAAATATAATTTAATTACGTATAACATTTATGATATAATTGGAAATGGAGAAAGTGCTGAAGATATACGATATTTCATTGGGTGTATTGATGAGAATCAAGTTAAGTTGTTTAATGTACCAACAAGTTATCATTATCACAATCCTGAATTTTCAAAATACGTATATCGTCTTTTGGCCGTACTTCAAAATAAAAAAGAATACGAGGTTTTATTCCGTTTTAAAGAAGACTCAACAATTTCTGTTTCTACTTGGTTTACAACAGTAATTGCGCATGTAATATTTAGTACAACAGGCCATAGCCGTATTACTTTCTGGTATAAAGATAATAATGAGAGCAGTGTTTATGCTAATTACGAATTCAATGCTCAACAAAATCTTAATGACAACAAAATAGATTTATTCTTAAATGATGTAACATTAGGAACATATAATGCTATGTGGGGTATACAAGAAAACTTGCCATTTAAACCTGTTATTAATTACACAGTAAGAAACGGTAATCCGGACAATAACATTCAAATAATTAAATTTGAAAATGATGAATATTATGGGCCCGATTTTAAAGATTTTATGACAAAATTAAAACAAGAAGGAATGTTATACCCGATAGAACAAGCAAATAGTTTGCAAAATGTTGATATAAACACAAAGCACATTTTTGGCATTGGTGTTAAGACAATTTATGACAGTGAATATGGACAGCATTCATATATTTATAAAGTTTATCCAAACCCGTTCAGATATTCTTAAAAAGAACTAATTATGATAGAATAATACTTAAAAGTGATGATTAAAAGTTTATTAGAAAAAAATAGAAGTGTACTTTCAAACAATGTTGAAAATCAAATAAATACTGATTTGGAAGTAAAAAACAGACTTTTACCGGATGAAAGCCTCGTTGATGAATTTTCTATTTATGACCAATATATCAAGGAACGTGATGAATGTTGTTCATATAGGGTCATATTGGATGTAAATCCATTATGCTCTAATGTACTTTTTAATGCAATCACTGAAATCGTAACGGATGAGGGTTCAGATAACACAAAATGTTTGGATGAGTTTAATTCTTTACCTAAACCTGTATCTGCGATAAATGAAACAGACCCAGTAAATCATTCTACCGCGATACGAAACACAGAATATTCACATCCATCTTGCGGTAATTTCAAATATCATTGTGGTGTTGATATTTTTAATAACCATATGCTTAGAAAGAAAACTTTTATTCATGTAAACAAAGTTAATTCAGCCGACACGACAGTAAACGATATTTATGCCTATTACAATACAATTCGAGATTATTTAAGAGATGACAAAGGAAATATTATCAGAGAAAATTTACATGTAATATGTGATGAGACGGGAGAAAAGCCAAGACATTTATATGGAACCGATTCGTTATATACATTAAAAGATGCTTTTAATTTAAGATGCCGTGAAGATGAAGGATGGTGGGGTTTTACTAATCCTGGAACAATAAACATACCTAATAGGGACAATGATGACATTACAATTAATGAAATGCTTGCGGGTAATAAACCATGTGAGTTTATTGATTTATATCCCGATAGAAGTTTATTCTCTTTCATACCAAAATACAATAACTACAGAAGAAGAGTTGAAAATAATTGGGACTATTGTATAACATATCCGTATGCTAAAGATTATAAATTAATCAATGAAATTTGTGGTGGGGAAAATGGCGAAATAAGAGCCAATATAAAAACCGTAACCAATTCAAATGGGATTAAATTACTTCAATGCAGTTCATATTTTAAACACAATTTAACAAGTAGGTCCACTGTTAATTTCTACTATTATAGAGTCGATAAAACGACAGACCCTGCAACCAAATTGGATTTCCAAAGATATCAAAAAGAAGTCAAGGTTTATTCAACTGGTGATTTAAACGGTAGAAATAAAGACAGAATATTTTCTGTAAGATATGATGATATAAAAACAATATATGAAAATTTAGACTTATTCGGATGTTTTTACAAAAGAGTTATAAGCGGATGTGAATCAAATTATTATGTCAGAATTTTTAAAAAATTAAAAAATATAAATGATGAAAATTTGATAAGTGATGTCAATAAGGCAGCGTTCTCAAAAAATATATATGGTGATGACATTGCCCAAATAATTTTCACAGATGATGTGAATTTATGTGGACTTTTAGATGAAAATGGTCGAGAAGTCTCAGAAGTTTTTTTAACAGTGGTAAAAAGAAATGCGGGGCATGACGAATGGTATTATGATAGAAATTTAACCACATCAGATGTTGAATATTCACATTGTTTCGGACCATTAACAAGTGGAATTGATTTTAGTGGCGTTGATATTACAGAAGAACCATTTGATTACAATATCCATTATTTACACAATATGGATAGTGGTATTTGTGATACAATAACAGGAGAAACTTCCGCAACGACAATACAACAAATAAAAAATACATTTTCAGCGTGGGGAGAGACTGTATTAAACGGAAGGCCTAAAGTTATTGAAGAAGATATTACAATTGATAATGACTTATTCTATGGTGATATTGTTGAATTTAATGATTATCAATATGAAACCTTACCAATTGCCAATATCTTCCACAGATTCAATACAATGCAACGAGAAATATTTAAAAGCGAATTCACCAGTCTATTTGAAGATGTTATTACCCATGATGATTATGATATAGCAAATAACATAAAAGATTCCAAAGGTAATAATTCTAAATTTGAAGTAAAAAGATACTATCGTAATGACATAGCAAATAGTTTGCATGAAGAAGACGATGATGATGACTGTAAAAATTTAGTTTTTTTCAACATACATCCTGAAGGATATTTTTACAATCCACATTCAAAAATTAAATTAAGACAAGAGGGTGATTTAAAACATTCTTCAGCCGAGTATATAAATTATGATAATTATGAATTAACTGGCCAGAATGTTGTTTATACAATTCGTGATGGAGTTATTATCAGAAAAGAATATGTATATGACTATTATGAGCCAAGTAATGCAAAAACAGCAACACCACCTACAGGTTATGAAACTTCAGAAATACACCACGAATATGGAGTTGAAGGATGTATACTTAAGGTGAGGGTTCCCATTGATTTTGGATTTATTAACGGTGATTATGTTGCTGTTTATGATAAAGTCACACATAACATATATTGGGGAATGATAAAATCATTCAAAGATATGATTTTAACTGTTTATTTTGACGAAAGCTGCTTTGACGACATGGATATATTGAATCATACCGAATATTTTGCACCCGGAAATGGTGAAAGAAGAATCTTTATGTTTTGGAGCGGTGATAGTGTCCCTACATATGCTAAGTTCTCTTTAAATTCAAAAGAATTTTCATGGAGACCATTATTAAAAGTGTCACAATTGGATAAAAACAATGAATTAACCAAATTACCATTTTCAAATGGTCGCATATATGTACAGAAGAACATTAATTTCTTTTTAAGAAGACAAGACCCTTATGGCGATTATGGTCTTAGTTATCCGTTGTTTAGACACACCCAAAGACTAATTCCAAATCCAGCCGTACAATATACTGTATATGGGCAATATAGGCCTGATGTATATGACATGGCATATCAAGTTGATAATCTTTTAAATACCTGTTATTAAAATGGATGTTGTTAAAATAAATAGAAATACCCCTGTTAACGGGCTTGAACAATTAAATTATGATTATGTTTGTGAACGAGACAATGAACTTGTTATCAAACTTAATGATAATACTTGTTATTTTTTGGATGAAGGGGATAAGATATATTTCAATAGAACTGTTAGATATGAAGAGAATGGAATGGTTTCGTTTAATGACTATTCCACAATTAAATATGAGGATTCGGACCATATATTACACGCAACATTACCAAGCACAATAAAAATAGCATTGCCTGAAAATTTCTTTGAATTAAAAAGCAGTGAAAACGGGACTTATTATATAATAACTTGTAATTCAAGCCACTATATGTTTCCGCAAGATTTGAATGCAGTAACATTTAATTTACATGGAATAGGGCAAGAAGTTTATTTTAAAGATTATAACGGTAATTTGCTTGGAACATATCATGGTATATATTCTTTACAAAAATACAGAAGAGATGAGGGAAAACCGTCAATAAATCCAACTGGTTCGACCGCACAAATGACAATAGAAGACTGTCTTACAAGTGTTGAGTACAATGAAACATGTGGTAAAAATTATGATTATATAGAAACAAGGCATTATAACTTTTTCCCTGAATCAGAAAGTACTACTGAATTCATATTGACTGATTTCAACGAATTGGAAAGTTCAGGCGCAACATATATTGAATTTAAATACAATCCATATTATTTTTACAGAACATATCCTAATGACAAGGATTCATACGGAAATTCTGTAAAACACTGCTGTTTTTACGGTGACAGTTGGTTTGATTCATTAATTGACACAACAACAGTTAAATATGCCAATGATGGTTTTAATAATAATAGTTTTTGTATTGATAAATCATATTATAGCGTCAGTTTAGGCCTGTCAAATGACGCAAATGAGACAAATTTAGGCACAGAAGACCTTTTCAGTGAAACCTTTGCTGAAAAAATTGAAGAGTCTTTAATACCTGATTTTATAGACATGGAGCGTGTTAAATATTCGCCATATGAAGTTGTTTCGTCTGTGACACCTACATATCCGCCTATAACTTCTTATACATATTTACCATTAACTTCAATTACAATTTACAATCATTTCAGGGAAAGAGTAAAAGTTGACCCCAACAATAACAACAATACTTTAATGACATCAGGCAATGTATATGAAGACGGATGGTATATAGACCCTGATGAAAATTACAATATATATTGGAATAATTACGAGGGAAGCGGTAATCCGGAAGATATTCAGCAATTTGTCGAACAAAGTGGAATGACATCGGATTTAATTGGTTTTCTTAATTTTACTGATAATGATATATTTTATAGAAAGAGTAAAGTAAGTAAATCATTTTTCAGATTTTCATTTTATGATTCAAATGTTCCGATTGAGCAAAAATTATTATATTATTCAACTGTATTTCTTGACAGTGGTGAATTATTCTCTAAATTTTTAAAACAAAAATCATTTATTGAAGACAGCCCTGAAGAAGTTATCAAGATTAATCCATTTGTTGATGGAAGTCCCAATGTTGATAATGTTAAGGTTGTTTTCTGTGAAAATGAGGATGCTAATTGTAGGGTTGACACTACAATAAGAATAACCAATGAGTATGATAGGGAAAAATGTTCAGAAGGCTTTAATATTTATCTGTTTTCCGACGATATACCCGAAGGAAATACAGAGAAAACTATTTATATGAAAGTCGAATTCAATCACGCTGGAAATGGTAAAACTATGCCAATGATTGTAATGCCGAAAGAAGAACTTACAATTGAAAACTTTATTGAAAATCTTTTCATACCGATAACAATTAAAAAACTTGACGATAAATACATCTATATAATAGACGGT